GGCACCTCGCCCTCCCGCAGCGGCCGATACCAGATCGACCGGCCGTTCTTCTGCCGATCGCTGCGCAGGAACCCAGCGCCACGCAGGGCGGCGCCCAGCTTCGCGTTCATCTCGTTGATCTTGCTGTCGGAAAGGTCCGGGTCGAAGCGCTTCGCGAACTCGGTCATGGAGAAGCCGAGGTCCCACCCGCCGCCGTTGCGGGAGTAGACGTGCTCGGCCAGCTCCTCCAGGTCGGTCCGCGAGCGGAACGGCTCGTGCTGTTTGGCGAGCAGCTGGTTCTCCTCATCGGTCAGGCGCCACTGCTCGCCCGCATCGTAGGCGGCGACCGCCTCCGCGAGCAACTGGTCCCGGTGTTCGGACAGCCAGTCCGTGTCGGCGCGCGGCTGGTCGGGGTGGGTGTGGGGGAGGTGCGGGATCGACGGGCAGCGCACCGGCCAGTACCGGCGGTTGCCCTTGGCGTCCGACAAGAACCCATCGTCGTTCGTGGTGGCGACCATGACGTGGTGCGCCTTGTGTTGACCGCCGTCTTTCTTGTACGCCAACCGAGCAGTCATGGTCGACTGAGAGAGCATCGCCTTCTTCGTGTTGGCGGACACACCGTTGCTGCTCTCGAGCTCCGCGTCTTCGACCAGCCACACCAGGCGCAAGACATCCACAGCGTTTTTCGTCTCGCGGAGATCGACGCGGCTGTTGGTGAACAGCGACGGATCGTGTACCCACCTCCTCCAGATCGAGGTCTTTCGGAAGCCTTCAGCTCCCTGCAAGATCAACTGCGTGTCGTGGTCACATCCAGGCTGGAGCGCGCGAGCGACGAAGCCGATGGCCCACCGCCGCGAGAAGGCGCGCAGCAGCGTGGGGTGCGGCTGGCGGATGGAGATCTGGTTGGCCACCTGCTGCTGCTTGGCCCGCGCAGGGGCGTAGACCACGCGGTCCAGCCAGCCGTCGATCCGGGGCACGCCGTCCCAGCGCAGCGAGCGCAGGCGCTCCTGCAGCGGGTTGCGCTGGCGACCGAACGCCACGCTGCGGATGACGCCGTCGAGAAACTCCCGACCCTTCGGGCCGGACCAGTGGTAGTCCGTCTGCAGCACCTCCAACAAACGCAGCCACGCGTGCTCGGTCACGGGCTCATCCCCGTCCATGTCGATGCCGCGGAAGCTGTCGTGCCACAGGTCGAACATCGAGTCCTGCTCGAGGATGAGCCGAGCGCAGCCAGCCTCCTTGCCCTTGCCAGGGTGCCGCGGGCCCAGGGGCTCGAGCACCGTGCTGCCGTCCGCGGCCTTGCTCTTGCCATGCTCCTGCCAGTGCACGGGGATCTCCGCGTAGACGCGCGCTCCGGTCTTCGGCTTCGCCTGCGGGGGCCGCTCCGCGGGGGGCGCCCCGCCCTGCTGCGCTGCTGCGACCTGCTGCTTCGGCGCTGGCGCGAGGTCGTAGTAGGTGATGCCCATCGCGTTGCTCGTCAGCCGGCCGCGGCCGCGCTCATCCCTCGCGATGAAGGCGGAGCCGACCGACGACCCGCCGAACGGGCAGACGACGTTGCGCTTCTCGCCTGGCTGCAGCTGGGCGAGGAGGTGCCGCAGCGGCATGCCGTCCACCTCCACCGTGTCGAAGTCGATGCGCTCGATCTGCAGCTTGGCATCGGCCCGGCGCTCCTTCTTCGGGGGCGCGGCGGGGGCAGGTTCCGGGGCGGGCTCCGGGGTGGGCGCAGCGGCGGCGCGCTCGAGCAAGACCTGCGACGCCAGGTCCCGGCGGGAGAGCCGCTCGGTGATCGCCTCCATGCCGGCGGCGTCGAGCATGGTCTCGGGGTAGGGGACGTCGAGCACTTGCACCTCTCTGGGTTTGGACGGGCACTTTCGGTTGATCGTGCCGGGGCGCCGGGCGACACGGGAGCCGGGGTCGATGGTGGAGTCGAACGCCTTCTCACAGCGCACGCCGGGCAGCATCACGCCGATCTTGTGCTCAGCCTCGATGTTGAGGTGGCGCACCATCTGGCGGCGCTGCTCGGTCTGCACGGCCACATCGTGCGGGCCCCGGTAGGCGTAGTGGGCGTGCACGCCCCAGCCGCTGTCGAGGAACAGCGTCGGGCGGTGGCCCATCACCGAGAGCAGCGCCTCGCTGGCGACCTCGATGAGGATGTCCTGCAGGCCCTCGACCTCGTCGTCGTCGAGCGCGTAGAGCAGCTCCTTCCGCTCTTGGATCTTGGGCGGGACCTCTTGGCTGCGCGCGGAGCGGATGGCCATGGCCAAGCCGACGAGGTCGGCGTCGAAGAAGACCGACGTGACCTGGCTGCACTGCTCCGCCTTGCGCTGGGCGCCGTGGGGGAACCAGCCGGTGCTGGTGTAGACGTCGCTGCCGAGGCGCTGGGTGATGTAGCCGTGGCCCTCGGGAGGCTCTGGCCAGATGAGATCTGCGGTGGTAGAATGTGCTTGCATCTGTGAGAACGTCCTCGTGGTGGGGGAAGTAGTTGCGGGTGCACGAGGGGGGCAGTCGCTGACGGGCGGCTGCCCCCTAAGCTCTACGAGGGGCGGTGAGTGGCGGGTGCCGCACCCTGGAGCACGCGGTGGAGCTGGGCCGCGCGGTCCCGCAGCTCGACGCGCATGATGGGAAGCACGACGCGGTCGAGGTAGTCGAGCGCCGACTCGTTCTGCAGGGCCGAGAGGATGCGGATGGTTCGCGCAAACTCCGGCGAGACACGCTGGTTGTGGTCGTTTCGCATGGGACCTCCTGCCTGGTGGCCTGCTAAGTGTAGCACTGCGCTTGTGGGCGCGCAATAAAAAGTGACCCGCAGCACATCGACAATGGGCCGCAGCACGTCAACTACGATCCGCAGCAGCCGGGACCCCGAAGCCTCCGCAGCAGGTGCCCCGCTCCCTATGCGCGGCTAACTGCGCTGGCCGGCAAGGGGTGCAAGGGGGGTAGGGGAGCACCCCTCCTCAAGCGAAAGCAGCGGTGGATACTTATCTCTCAAGGTCTAAAGGAGGTAAAGGGGTATAATAGTAGAATGTATAGATAGAGGAGAGAGTAGTACCTATGTGTATATAGGGGAGTAGAGGCACCCCCCCCTCCCCCTTGGCCCCCTCATGACGGCTCGATAGCTAAGGCTCGCGCCTGGGTTTGGAGGAAAGGGGGGTGGCTCAAGGGCCCCCACCCCCCCCTTGCCGAGCCACAGCAGAGAGCGCGGCTCGGAGTCCGGGGCACCTCCCGCGGAGCGGCACCCATCGGACTGGACAGCAGTAGCAGGTCGTGCTACAGTTGGCCGAGGAGTCCACATGCGCTGCCCCCACTGTGACCGAGAGCTACGCTGCGTTGCCACCCGGAGCGCCGACGGCATCGGCGTGTCGTGGCTGGCCATGCTCGGCAGGCTGCAGCCAGCGCTCGTCGCCAGGCGCAGGCGGTGCGAGGAGCACGGCACCATCGTGACGGTCGAGCTGCCGGTGGGGTTCGTGCAGGGGATGCTTTACCGGGAGGGCGACAGTGATGAAGCGAAAGCAGGCTGACGTCGTGCGGTGGCTGGTCGAGAACGGCCACGACGACGAACCCATCCGGGCGGCTGAGGCTGGGCTGTGCTCGGCGAGCGCCATCTACAACCTGTGGGGGCTGCATGCGCTGAAGCAGAAGTGCGCCGAGTACCGGGCCAGCCTTCCACCTCCGCCTCCGTCCGAGCAGGAGATCGCCGCCAGCATCTCGGCCATGGTGCCGGCCGCCCTGGCGACGCTGACCACCACGCTGGCTAAGGGCAAGGGCGACCGGGTCGCCGTCGCTGTGGCGCAGTGGGTGCTGGCCGAGAGCGTGCCCAAGCAGCAGAAGCAGGGGCGCCAGCCGAAGCGCGCCGACACGGATGACGAGGCCGAGCTGGCCAACGTGCTGCGCTTCGACCGGAGTCTCGGGTGAGCGTGCACGTTCCCGCCCTGGTCCCCGCGCACATGCGCGCGGGCGTGCGGGACCTGCTGCTCGACCGCGACCGCTTCGTGCGGATGTTGAAGATCAAGCACAAGCAGCAGCAGACGTTCGTCCCGTTCGTGCCGAACCCAGCACAGCGCCGACTGTGGGAGGTGATGGACGGAAGCAACCGCGTTATCGTCATCAAGGCGCGCCAGCTCGGGGTCTCCACCGCTGTGCGGGCGTGGCAGTTCCACCGCGCCTACTGCGCCCCGCACCCCGTCAACTTCGCGGTGCTCAGCTTCCACGACAGGTCCGCCAAGAACCTCAGGCGCATGGACAGGCGGTGGCTCGAGGAGCTGCCCCGCCTGCTGCAGCGGGAGCTGTCCGTCGACAGCGCCGAGGACACGGTCTTCGCAGACACGAAGGCGGGCTACAGCTCGTTCACCACCGGCGGGCGAGGAGGCACCCGGTCGTTCGAGTTCTCGGGCGCGCACCTCTCCGAGTTCGCCTTCTACACCGACGCCGACGAGGTTCTCGCGCAGAGCATGAGCACGGTGGGCGACGGGCCCCTGGTCATCGAGAGCACGGTCAACGCCCCGGGCGACGCGTTCCACCGCCTCATTGAGGGTGCGCCCGAGAACGGGTGGACCGTGTTCTCGTACTGGTGGCACGAGCACGAGCCCTATCGGGACGACAACCTGCCGGATGGCTGGGCCCGAACCGAGGAGGAGGACGAGCTCGCCGAGCGTCACGGCCTTGACGACGCGCAGCTGTGGTGGCGCCGCCAGCAGGTCGCCACGCTCGGCTTGACCAAGTTCCGCCGCGAGTACCCAGGCTGCCTGGCTGATGCGTTCCTGTCCCGCGACTCGACCTACTTCGTGGCTGCCGACCTCGACGCCATCGAGCAGGTGTGGTTCGACGGCCCGGCGCGAGAGCTCGCTGAGCCCGAGGAGGACGGCCACTACGTCATGGGCGTCGACGTGGGCGGCGGTGTCGGCGGCGACTACTCGACCCTGGCCGTGGTCTCGCTCGCCAGCCTGCAGCCCGTCTACCTCGAGCGGTCCAACACCATGGCGCCGCACGACTGGGCGGCCCGCGTCGCCACCGTGGCCCAGCGCTACGGCAACGCCCTCGTGCTGTGCGAGTCGAACAACCACGGGCACGTCGTTCTTAGGGAGCTGGACCGGCTGCGCTACCGCAAGGTCTGGGCCGACGGCGATGGCAAGCCCTGGACCACGACGGTCAAGAGCAAGCTCGAGGCCTACGACATCCTGCGGGAGCACATCCAGTCGCGGATCATCTTCGCTTTGGACCAGACCACGCTGCTGGAGCTGCGCTCGCTCGAGGTGCGCAAGGTTACGCCCGAGGCTCCAGCCGGGCTGCACGACGACATGGCCATGGCCCTCGCCCTCGCGTACCGTTGCGTCCGGTCTGCTCCTGCCAGCCAGCGCAGAGAGTCAGGAGCTGGGGCGATGGAGTCGTTCATCGCTGCTCGCCGTGTCGCCCGCATCCGCAAGTCTGCCCTGCCCTGGAGGACCTCGTGATCAACGCCAGCACCGCCCGCTCCATCTACGAGGCGCACGAGCGCTACTGGGAGGACCTGCGCCCCGAGATGCGCCGGCTGCGCAACGCCTACCTGATGCGCTACTGGAAGCGGAACCCCACCTACGACGAGGCTCTGCTCATCGAGACGAGCCGCGCCTACGAGCTGGTCGAGAGCTACATCGCCAGCCTCTTCGTCCGCGACCCGGCTGTGGTGGTGGCTCCCGACCTGCGCGGGCACGGCGACCCCGAGCTGACGCAGGAGGTCGCCAACAACTGGCTCACCTCCACGCGCCGCCAGGTCGAGGACGCCATGCGGCTGGCGCTCATCTACCCGTGGGCCGCGCTGAAGCTCACCGCCAACGACGCGCCCGATGTGCTGCAGCGGGTGGACGCCACGCCCATCTGCCCGTGGGACGTGCTGGTCGACGACACCGCCTCGAGCTGGGCGACCCAGCGCTACATCGGCCACCGCTACTACCTGCCAATCGCAGCCGCCAAGGCCAAGTATGGGAACAAGCAGTACGCCTTGCGCACCTTCTCCCGCTACCTCGACACGCAGGACGCGGACAACACCCCCGCCTACCGCCGGGCCAACGAGCCCGTCGAGCAGACCACCGACGACTACATCATCGTGGTCGAGTTCTACGACCTCGTGCAGGAGAAGATGTTCGTCTGGTCGCCCGACTATTCGTCCGGCAACAAGATGCTCTACGACGGGATCAAGCTCGAGATCGGCGCGACGGACGGCGACGACGACGCGGAGCCGACGGCCGAGAAGTTCGACGGCATCCCGTTCAGGACGAGCAGCGACCGGCCCGTCGTGCCCATCGTCCCCATCTACATGAGCCGCGAGCCCGACGAGCCGCTGCGTGGGTACTCGGCCCTGCGCCGCGTCTACGACCAAGTCGTCGAGATCAACACCATGCGCACGTTCCAAGCCAACGGCGTGCGCAAGGCGGCCCGGCAGTGGATGTGCGAGAAGGGGGTGCTCGACCCCGAGGCGATGGCGAAGATCGCGCAGGGCCAGGACGGGGAGTTCATCGAGGTCGAGCTGTCGCCGGGCCAGGACCTGCGCTCGGCCATCGTCCCGGTGCCCCACTCCCCGACGCCGCCCGAGCTCGAGGTCTACGAGCAGCAGGTGGAGAGCGACTTCAGCCGCGGCTCGGTCATGGCTCCGTTCACCCGGGGCCAGGCCACCAAGGCGACCGCCACCGAGGTCACCGCGCTCGCCGCCTACAGCGCCAGCGAGATCGGCCGGCAGGCCAGGGAGCGCGACGCCGCCATCGCTCAGATGGCCCAGACCTACGTCGTGATGCTGGCCACGCTCATGGACGACGGCGACGTCATCGTCCGCCTGGGCGGCAAGGCCCGGGTGGTCCGCGCTGACGACCTCACCGCGGACTTCCGCTTCTTCGCCCAGGACAGCGGCTCGACCCCGATGTCCGACGCCGTGAAGAAGCAGGAGCTGCAGACCCTGGTGCCGCTGCTCACCAAGCTCGGCGTGCCGCCCGAGAAGATCCTGAAAGCGCTGGTCCGCAGCTACGACCTGCCCGAGGACTTCCTCCCCGAGGATGCAGCGCCGGCTGCAGGTGCTCTGCCCAACGCGCCGGGCCTGCCGTCTGCTCCCGACCAAGCCGCGGCCAGCCTGCTCCAGGGCCCGAGCCCGGCCAACGTCGCCAACGTCCTGCCTGCTGGAGGGGTGGTCTGATGCCCATCTACGAGTATCGCTGCGCGGAGGGCCACAAGTCCGAGAAGCTGCGCAAGTACGAGAACCGCAAGGATGCAGCGGCCTGCGCGCGGTGCGGGGCACCTGCCCTCCTCGCGGTAGCGGCACCTGCAAAGACAGCCTGGGCCTGGGGCGACACGCCTTGGAACGGCTACCATGACCGCGGCCTCAACGTCACGCTGCGCGATGCGAACCATCGCCGAGAGTTGATGCGCAAGCGTGGGCTGCGAGAGGTCGAGGACGGCGAGGTCGAGCGGGAGATCTCCCGCGCCACCTCGGAGAGGGACACCCACGAGGCGCAGGTCGCCAAGTTCCAGCGCGTGCTGGCCGACACCGGGTCGACCGCCAAAGCGATGATCGAGACGTTCCCCACACCCGATGCCTGAGGAGGCACCCATGGACGACATGTCGATGCAGATCGAGGACGAGTACGCCGGCAAGGCTGGCGAGATGCAGGATGAGGCCGACGCCATGCTTGAGCTGCCCAAGGGCAAGTTCTCTGCGTCGGCGCTCAACGGCCTGGTCAAGTCGTTCAACCAGGCGCTGTCGAGCGCGGGGATGGAGGGCAACTACCCGACCTTCACCTCCGACCAGACGGTGTTCCCGGTGGACTTCGTGCGCGGGCTGGCCATGCTCTCCGACGCCGCTGCCGAGAGCGGGTCCGGCATCGAGATCACGCTGGCCGGCGTGGTCGGCGACCGTGACGTGGCGCTGCTCGCGTCCAAGGTCGCCGCCCTCGCGAAGAGCGAGGAGTTCAAGCGCATGATGGCCGAGGGCGAAGGCGAGACCGAAGTCGAAGTCGAAGTGAAGACCTCCCCCGAAGACCTGATGATGGAGCGTGCCTGATGTCCCTGCTCACGACTGCACCCGGTAGCGCTGGCCTGTCTCACGGCGGGCAGCCTGCTTCCCCGGACACGGCAGCCGCGGCCCCTGTCGGCGAGGCGGCAGCCGCCGCCCCGGCCGACGCCGGCAAGCGGAACCCCGAACCCGGCAACAAGTACAAGGCTGAGGTCAACGCCCTTCTCGACGCCTACGAGAAGAAGCAGGCGAGCAAGGCGAAGGAGGCCGCATCCGCACCCGAGCCCGAGCCCGCGGGGCTCAACGACGGCGAGTCCTGGGATTCGATCTACGCCTCGCAGCCGCCCGAGGTGCAGCGGGCCATGGCCGAGATGCGGAAGATGATGACCCGCAAGACGCAGGAGCTGGCCCGGGAGAAGCAGGCGCTGCAGGCCCAGCACCAAGCCCTGGCGAGCAGCGGGCTGCTGGAGTCCCTCGCCCAGCAGGCGGGCAAGATGCCGCAGGACTTCGACCCCTTCAACGCTGAGCACATCCAGGCAGCCATCGACGCCAAGGTCGCGGCCAAGCTCAAGGAGGTGCTCGAGCCGCTGGGCACGCAGCAGCGGCAGCGCGAGGCGGCGACCCGCTACGAGACCTTCAAGGCGGAGAACCCGGACCTCGTCAGCGATCCCGAGATCAAGTCCGGCGTCTTCGCTGCGCTGCAGGCCGACAAGAACCTGAGCCTGGAGGCCGCCTACTGGATGGTCAAGGGCAAGCGCCTGTCCGCCCAGCAGCAGACGCAGCAGCAGCAGGCTGAGGTCCGCCGGCGCGCCATGCAGCGGGCTGCCGTCATCGGAGACCGCGGCGCCAAGCCGGGCCGAGAGGTCGTCTCGGCTGACGTCCGCAGCGGAAACGCCTGGGACATCTACCAGGCGTTGAAGAAGTCGAAGGCTTAGGCTACAACAGCAGGGCCTCTCCGGCGTGAGCCCCCTCGGGACACGCCCCGCCGGGGAGGCTCACTGGCCCCGGCTACCGGACACGCCTTGCCTCCCCATCCGACCCGCGCTCACCTGCGCCGCGACGGCGCATAGAGGCCACGCAAATGCCGACGACCACCGGTGTCCAGAACGACATCCTCGCATCGACCCTGCGGATTCTCCGCGACAAGGAGGTCGACAACACCTTCCGTACCATCCCCCTGCTCGACGCCGTGCAGCGCCTCGGCAACGTGGAGCAGGTCGATGGCGGCAGCTACATCGACAGCCCGGTGATCCTCACCGACCACTCGACCATCACCCAGCTCACCACCGGCTACGAGGCTGTGTCGCTGGCGGTGAAGGACCCGATGCGGACCGCCTCCTACAGCTGGTGCGACGCGACCGCCCCGGTCGTGATCACCCGCAAGGAGGAGCTGTCCAACAAGGGCGAGCGCGCCATCGTGCGGATTGCCGAGGCGCGGTTGAAGCAGACCATGGGCATGTTCAAGCGGGAGATCTGCAAGCAGATCATCGCCGGCAACAGCACCATCCTCACCGACCTGCAGACGTTGAACGGCCTGGACGCCGCGACGGGCTGGTTCGAGGAGCTCGCCTTCGGCAGCCAGGGCAACACGGTCGGCGGCATCGCCAAGAGTGGGTTCCCCACCTCCTGGCAGAACCAGGTGCAGAACGGCAGCTTCGCGGCCAACGGCCTCAAGAAGATGCAGCAGCTCCTGATCGACGTCCAGCAGTACGCGCCCGAGGGCGACGTGGACCTCATCCTCGCGAGCCCGATCTCCTACGGGCTCTACAAGGACGAGCTCCAGCAGCTCGAGCGGTACACCTCGGCGACCGAAGAGCGGAACATGGCCGGCAAGCTGGCCCTGCAGTTCAACGGCGCCGCGATGTACATCGAGCCGAACCTCGGGTTCACCGGCTCGGGCGGCGTGAACAAGATGTCGATGTACTTCCTCAACTCGACGCTGTTCAACGTCTACTTCGACCGCGACGCGCAGTTTGAGCTTGGCGACATGGAGACCATCAGCGGCTACGCTGCGATGTCCGCCCAGATCGCCCTGCGGATGCAGGTCTGCACCAGCAACCTGTCCGGCCACGGCATCCTCATCAACGCGGAGACCTGATCATGGCTACCTCCACCCTGCTCCAGTCCCTCAACACCGACGCCGACTTCGGCGGGGTCAGCGCCGCTGGCTCCAGCAACCGCCGCCAGGAGGAGATCTTCCTGGCCAAGGAGACCCTCGCGGTCGGCGACTGGGTGGCGTTCGACCTCGGCGCCACGGCCGACAGCGACGTGACCCTCGGCGTGTTCAAGGCCGATGGCAACAGCTCGCCGGTGCGCACCCCCTTCGGCGTCGTCATCCGCTCCGCGGAGCCTACCGGCGTCCTGACGGCGGGCGCCCGGGTCGAGGTCTGCATCGCCGGTGTGGTCGACGCCTTCGTCAGCGACAACGCTGGCGCCGGCCTCGCCATCGGCGCGCTGCTCCAGATCACCAACACCGCCGGCCTGGCCGACCTCGCCTCGGCGGCCTCGGCCCAGCCGGTGTGCGGCATCCTGGCTGAGACCGTCGGTGCGGGCGCTGGCAACACCCAGAAGCGCGTCGTCGTGATCAAGCAGTTCTGATCCCCGCTGCCCGCCCCAAGCGGGTACACTGGCCCCGTCCGCACACCATGCGGGCGGGGCTTTCGCTTAGGAGTGGTGATGCCTGCGTCGTCCCTGAAAGAGCTGCGAGAGTTCGTGGCCAACATCCTTGACTACTCGCCGACCAACCCCAAGTACAGCAAGCAGGTCGACGCGCTGCTCAACGAGGCGGACCGGGCCATCTGCTCCGAGAAGCCCTTCACCTTCATCAACCGGGTGGCCGACGTCCAGGTCTACAAGGACGTGTCCTTCGCTGCGCTGACCTTCACGGTCAACACGCAGGTCGTGACCGGCCCGGCCGGCAGCTTCCTCGGGTGGATGGCAGGGCAAGAGCTCGAGGTCACGCTGCCCAGCGGGAACACCGAGACCTTCGTCATCAACAACGTGGTCAGCGACACCGACCTTCGCATCTCCTCTGCGTGGACGGCGGCCACCGGGCCCTACGCAGCCAAGGCGATCAACCGTTACATCGACCTGCCGGCCGACTGCATCTCGGTGCTCGGCGTCGCGCGGCGCACGCAGGCGATGACGCCCAACGACCCAGGCCTGCTCGACAACCTGACCCGGTACGAGGACGAGTGGTGGAACCTGCCGCTCGGCGAGATCAACCTCCCGATCTACTGGGTCTGGTACGACCCGGCCCACATCAACGGGCCCCGGGTCAACTTCGCGCTGACCACCGCTGTCGCTGCTGGCCGCGGCGTGCGGACGGTGGAGTTCACCTCGACCCTGGTCTTCGCCGGCCGAGAGAGCGCGCACGGCGACATCGTCACCCTGACCGCGACGGACGCGCAGGACTTCGTGCTCACCCCGTCTGCGCAGACGGCCAACTCCGGCCTGTACAAGCGCTACTACTGGAGGAGCACGCAGTTCGGGTTCAGCGCCTGGCGGCTGCTCGACGACCCGCTCACGCCCGGCGCCAAGATGGAGCTGCTCCCCACCGACGTGGCGGCGCGCACCATCCAGCTCTCGGTCACCACGCTCACCACATCCGAGGGCCTGTACAACGGCCAGCGGATGCAGAACCCCGACGGCTTCGTCCAGCGCATCCGCCTCTACCCGCGGCAGGACAAGGACTACGTCTTCCAGGTCCGCTACATGGTCCGGCACCAGCCGATGCAGGAGGACAACGACGTCTCGCTCGTGCCCCCTGCGCACCGCATGGTCATCGCCTACCGGGCCCTGGCCGACGTCCTGTTCAAGCACGACAACGCCGCGCAGTCCGAGATCTACAAGCGCAAGTACGAGGCCGAGCTGCTGCAGATGGAGCGCCGGTACTTGATCTCCACGTCGCGCCGGATCGTCAAAGGCAACTGGGGCGACAACCTCGGCGTCGGCCGCTACTCCCGCTTCACGACCCTGGTGCACACATGAAGGGCCAGACCCTGCAGGTCCGCGTCGTCGGGGGGATGGAGCAGTCGCTGCCCCAGGCCCCGACCTCCGCCAACCTCATCGACAACTGGGCCGTCGAGCGCAGCACGCTCGGGCTCAGCTCGCGCGTCGGGTACGAGAAGTACCGGCCCGACCCGGCCGACGGCTTCACGCCCTTCGCCGCGCTCGGCCGGATCGACAGCCTCTTCGTGATGCAGCAGAGCACGGGCGGCGCCCGGCAGAGCATCCTGTTCGAGAGCGGCGGGGCCCTCTACCTCTACTACGAGGTGGGGCAGGCCAACGTCATCTTCAACCTCGGCTCGAGGTTCGTGCCCACGGCGACCGACACCGCCTCGGTCTACGCCCAGTACGGGGACCGGGTCGTCATCACCAACGGCTACGACAGCCCCATCATCGTCCGGCCCTGGCCGCTGCCCCGGGCGTCCGAGGTCACGCCCGCCCAGCTCGCCTCGCTGTCCCGCCAGCTGGGCTGGTACGGGCCGCCGCCTCAGCCCAACGCCCTGCGCGTGGCCACAATCGACGCGGGCACCCCGATGGCCTCGACCAACGAGTACACGGGGGACAGCACGAGCAACTGGTATCCGGCTGCCGGAAAGGCCAGCGTGTTCCCAAACATCTTCGGAATGGGCGCCGAGGAGGCTGGCACCGCGGACGAGAAGAACGTCTTCCAGTTCGCCGTCAGCTTCATCTCCGACACGGGCAGTGAGAGCCCCCGCTCCACCACGGTCGAGGTGTCGTGGACCATCGAGGCGGGCGACAACAACGTGCGCTACGCGCCGTCGATCCGCATCCCGCTGGGCCCGCCTGGCACCGTGGCCCGGCGCATCTACGGCACCCTCAACGGGGAGCGCGAGCTGTACTTCATCGCCGACGTCCGCAACAACGTCGAGGAGCTCTACCACTGCGCGCGGCGCGAGGTCAGCTTCAGCGTGCCTGCGCCACAGCTGGTTGACAGCGTCATCTTCCCGGCGCCCAGGGCCCGGTGCTGCGCCATCTACAAGAGCTGCCTGTGGCTGGACGGCGGGGCAGACGAGGGCAACCGCCTCTACTACAGCCTGCCCACCTTCATCGACCAGTTCGGCGCGGCCGACTACATCGCCCTGGCCAGCAACGGCGGTGCGGTCACAGGCCTCTTCGCCCATTACAACAACCTGCTGGTCTTCCGTGAGAACGGCATCGACATCGTCACCGGCAGCTACCCAGACTTCAGCGTGCAGTCGCTGTCCGAGCAGATCGCCTGCCGCTCGCCGCAGACCATTGACTCGGTGCCGGGCAAGGGCGTGTTCTTCCTCGCGCTCGACGGCATCTACAGCATCTCCGGCGGGCTCGACGGCGGCTCGACCGTGCGGCTCGAAGAGGTCGGAGCGCCGCTCGGGTCGACGCTCGGCAAGCTCACCCAGGAGTGCGCCGCCCGGGCGGTCGCCAAGTACAGCCCGTCCGAGAAGGCCTACCACTGCTACTTCCCGGCGAACGGCGACGACCGCCCCAACCTCGGCGTCGTCTACCACCTCGAGAAGGAGGGGTGGTCGGTGCGGAGCGGGTTCCCCGTCGGCTGCATCGACCGGCTGCACAACGGCACCCTGGTCTTCGGCCACCACACGGGGAACACGGCGGGCCAGTCCGACCCGTCCGGCCTCTTCGTGCTGTCGAGCATCCGCTCGATGGGCGGCGCCATCGTCGACGACGTCTACAAGCCAGGCGACCCGCCCGCCTCGGTCTACGAGTCGGCGTGGCACGACTTCGGCGACGCCCAGGTCAAGAAGCAGGTGCAGTACGTCACCCTCTGGGTGATGACCACCGGCTCGGTCAAGCTGTACCTGCAGGACTTCAAGGACTTCGAGTACACCCCCAGCGGAGAAGACATCGAGTATGTCGCACAGCCGCCGGATCAAGAAGAGCAGCCGGTCTACGGCACGGCCATCATCGGGACCGCGGAGTGGCAGGACACGAGGCTCGTGCCCATCCGCATCCCCATCGCGCAGCAGTCCTGCAGCTGGTTCCGATTCACCCTGCGCACGAAGGACGACCTCGTGCTGGTCGGCTACGAGCTGAGCTACACGGCCCGTGGGACCAACGTCATCGCCGGGAGGGCGCCGTGAAACAGTGGACCCAGCACGACGCCAGGACCTCGCAGACCGCAGAGGCAGGCCAGTTCAACGCGCAGCACCAGGCCTTCCGCGGCGAGCTCGTCGGGCTGGACCGGTCGCAGCTCCCTGACGGGGCGCTCGCCCAGACCCAGCTCACCACCGCCTGCCTGCACCAGTGCTACCTGTTCAACCCGTGGAGCACCGGAGTCATCGGGGCAAACGGTGAGCAGACGCGCTACCGCGCCGCGGCGGCCGACACCCGGCCCGAGCAGTGGCGGGCGATCAACTACCGCAACTTCGGGTCGGGCTGGTTCACCTGCTTCGAGACCACGCTGCAGCCCTTCAAGGGCGGCAACCTGCTGACCGAGTGGTACGGCAACTGCGCCATCCAGACCGCGTTCAACGAGACCTACAACACCACCTACGCAGGCGGCAGCCAGACGGGTGCCCCGAACGAGAAGTTCCTCGGGCTGCGGATTCTCTACAACGGGGCCATCGTCGCCGAGCGCATCGGCCCTGCCAAGGCGATGGATCACTTCTCGATCTCGGGCTCGCAGCAGATGCCGAGCGGCCCTGTCACCCTGACGCTGCAAGCCAAGCCTGGGTCTGCGGGCCCTGACGATCCGGTCACCGCGTTCGGGTCGACGCCGCCGCTCATGCAGTGCCACCTCTTCGCGAACCGCGTGTTCGCAATCGGACGGTTCCGATGAGCCGCATTGTCCGCCCTCCGGTTGACGCAGGCCAGGTCATCGACGCGACCACGCTCAACGCCACGTACAACGACTACAACCAGCCGGGCGCGCTCGATGCCAACAACGTGCGGGACCAGGCCTTCGACCTGCCCCACCTCTCGAGCGTGTCCATCGTCAAGAACAGCGCGACCGCCCTGCTCGGCGACGCGACCATGCTGCACGCAGGGCCCGCGGTCAACTACCCCTCGTCGGCCGCATCCCCGCCCACCGTGACCCGCGTCGGCAACGCGGCAGGCACCCCCACCTTCCTCAACTTCGGAGCGGCCGGCTGGCCCCTCGTCGCAGGGGATGTGCTCCGGGTCTGGTGGAACATGGGGGTCGTCAGCTTCATCGGAATGGCGCCGCCCACGCCGTACTTGCGCGTCGGCGCCATGGGCCAGTACACGCTGGCGGACAAGGCTGCAGGCCCGAGCCACGTCGTCACGGACGGCTTCCACTGCTGGCTCGCCTACTTGCAGTGGGACATCACGAGCAACGCCCTGGCCAACTGGGTCGCGGTCAGCGGGCAGATGGACCCAGCGCTCGGCGTGAAGGGCACGGTCAAGGACGGCTTCGAGCTGGAGCGCCTGTCCGCGGGCACCGTCATCTCGCCCTACCAGGTCACCTCGGACGGCGACGCGCGGGATGGCAAGGTGAGCGCCACGCTGCCGACGCACGCGCACGGGTGGTACGCCCCCTACGGCATGTACTGCTTCACCACGAACATTCCGATCACCGTGTACGGCGTGCGCCTCGTCATCACCGGGCTGCTGCACCCGTTCCTCAACCCGGCGGGCAACCGCGAGAACCTGCTGGTCTACGACTACACGCAGGGTGACGCGCTCTACTTCCTCACCGGCCGGGGCGGGCGCATGTCCGCTGTCCAGATGCGGAGGGCCTGACATGGCTTACACCCCACCCAGCGTATTCGCAGCCAACACCCAGCTCTCTGCGGCTGCGGTCAAGGCCAACGACGACGCGCTCAAGATCTACCTGCACGAGGGGGTCGTCGGCGCGGACCTGCTGTCGGCCGCCTGGGTGCAGACGCGGCACATCCAGCAGCCCGTCATCGACGCCTTCGCTGGCGTGCAGCACGGGGTCACCGGGTTCCAGGGCAGCCAGTGGGACGGCGGCGCCCTGGTCCGGTGCCAGTTCGGCTCGGCCTTCCTGACCGGCAAGCGCTACGGGAACACCGACACCGAGAGCTGGGAGGTGGTGCCCCAGACCACGTTCTCGCTGGACCTGCGCCGACAGGCCACGGTCATCTTCCACTGGTGGATGGAGTCGGCCAACGGTCCGGACGACGGCGACCGCTCGCTCGGCTCCGACGCCTACATGTGGGTGACGGAATACTCCGCAAGCTCTCTGCTCTCCGGCACTGGCCTCAAGTCGATCATCCAGCCCTACTCGCAGGAGGTCGTGCAGAGCTATGATGGGTGGCATCCGAGCAATCCTCCGGGCGGCCCGGCGACTCCCTACTCGATCCTCGGGTGGGGGAACATGAGCGGCGTGAAGGTCTTCACCGCCACCGACAAGCTCGCGGTTGGTCTCGCGCACTTGTCGACCATTGACCGCAGCGCGATCCTCAACTGGGGCATCTCGCTCGAGGTCTACTACCTGTGACGAGGTGAACCATGGCTCTCCCCCTCCTGGCCCTGCCCATCGCGATGGGTGTGGCGTCCGCCGGCGGAGCGGTGGCCCAGGCTGCGGCCGCGCGCAAGCAGGCCGAGGCGCAGATGCCCGAGGCCTACCGGCGTCGGCTGCAGGGCCTCGAGAAGCGTGAGGCCGAAGGCGAGCTCGGCCTGAGCGAGGCCCAGCGGCGCACCATCGAGTCGACCGGCGCCGCCCAGCGCGCGGGGCAGATGGCTGACCTGCAGGCCCGCCAGCTCCAGCAGGCCCAGGCCAACAGCGCCATCTCGGGCCGCGACATCTTCCTGCAGGACCTCGCCTCGCAGGACGCGCAGAGCAGGTCCTTCGCGCAGCAGCAGAGGGTGCTTGCCGAGGCGGACGCTGCGGCCCTGCGGGAGAACCAGCAGATGCTGCTCGAGCTGCAGCAGAGGCAGGCGGACGCCGAGGCTGGGCGGAAGATGGCGAACCGGCAGCTCGTCGGAGACCTCTTCGGCGCCGCGGCGACCACCGCCGGCTCCATCTACGGAGCCCAGCAGATGCAGGCTGGGTACAACCAGCTCGTCGGCGCCGCGGCCGGCAGCCAGCAGATGCGCGACGCCCAGGCTCGGATGTTCCAAGCGCAGATGGCGATGCAGATGGCCGGCGCTTACGGCGCCCCCCGGAGGTAGACGATGCCCTTGCCGCAGTCGGCCATCCCCGCGTACCAGCCGCGGTCGTTTCTCGTGGGCCAGGGCGTCAGCGCCAAGGGTCTCGAGCTGTTCTTCCGCTACCACCCTGCCATCGCCAAGACCAAGGCGCTTGAGCTGCTGGTCGAGGACGAGCGATACCTTGCGCTTGCCGATGCCGAGAAGCGCAAGATCTTGTCCGAGGAGATCAAGCAGATCGACGGGCTGATCGCGCGCTACCGCTCGACTGGCGCAGGCCCCAGCGGGATCGGCGCGGGGACCGGGGCCGGGGGCGGGGGTGGTGCTCGCGGCTCGTCGCGCGCCGGTGGAGGCGGCCTGCGTGCGGGTTCCGACCTCGACTTCATCGCCGACATGTCGAGCAACGAGATCAGGCGCCAGGAGATCGCCACCGAGGCGGGCGCCGCTGCGCTGCGTGCCTACGACAAGCTGGTGGAGATCCCCCGCCCCTACGCGCAGTTCGCGGCGGAGCTCCTCGGGAATGAGGACCGCAGCCAGAAGATCGCCCGCATGAAACCGGCCCAGCTTGAGGAGGACATAGAGCTCGCCTTCCTTGATGCTCAGGAGCGCTTCGGAGCTTCTGCGGTGAGCGAGGACCCTCTGACCCGGCAGGTCGCCGCGACCGACTTCTACTACCAGCTCCGAGCCCGGCGGCCTGACTTGCTCCCGGCCATCGGCGGCAAGGCGCTGTCGGCTGAGTCTGTCAGCATTATCGAAGCAATCGACCGGATGTACTTGACCGACAACTTCTTGTTGAAATCGTTCCAGTCCGGACGGGAGCCCCAGGTCGCGCTTGACGCAGAGAAGCAGATCGCCGCCTCGATCTTGCTTGGGCGCGCCAGCCCGCAGGCCGGCGTCTTTGAGAAGCGCGCTCGCCAGATCATGGAGGGCCTGCCCGCGGAGGCGGTCGACACCGAGGCCAAGCGCTCCGAGGAACAGCGCAAGGCCATGAACCAGGCGCGGGCCGAGCTGGGGATCGTCGCTCCGCTTGACGACGCTGAGGCCGCCATGCTGTCCCGCTACACCGAGGCGCTGAGCGACGACGGCAAGGCCACGCGCGAAGAGCTGGGCGCGGACTACGACGCAGCCAAGGCCGCCTACGACCGCGGCCGCAGGGTGGAGCGCCTGCCCCGCGGCGCCGAGGTCTACTACGACGACACCTACCTCGAGCTGCTCGGCCGGCGGGCGTCCCTCTCCCAGCAGGCGCGAGCCGGGCAGGAGCGCGAGGGCACCCCCATCCAGCGTGCGGCTCGTCGGGCGGAGGGCCTGCCCGAGGTGCCCCGCGAGGCCTACGAAGCTGCGGCCGCCGTGTCCCCGCTGGCTGCGGAGAGCCTGCCCTACGCCATGCGGCGGTTCACCAAGGCCGGCGGCAAGATCGAGCCTGAGTCCTCGGTCGAGCGCAACGCCCAGCGGATCATCTCCGCGGACCCGGCCAAGCGCCCCGCCTTTGTCGACTTCGTCGCCCAGGTCAACAAGATGTACCCGGACGACGCAGACGCCCGGCGCGAGGCCTTCGCCTACTACGGCGCCTACAACCAGGGCCGCGACCTGCAGACGGAGACCTTCAACCCAGACGTGCTGGCCGGTAAACCTCCGGCGCCTGCCGCGCCCCCGGCTGTCCCCGATGTGGGCGAGCTGGACGCGCAGGCTGCGGACGAGCAGCTGCGCCAGACGCGCATGCAGATGGCCCTGGCTGCGCAGAGGGAGGCAGCCAGTCAAGGAGCCGGGGCACCGCTCGCGCAGCGGCCCCCTCTCGTGGACGCAGCGGGGGCTGCGGGTGCCGGCCTGTCGCCCGGCGGCATGCCTCCGAGCTCTCCGCTGCAGCCGATGCCCATGCAGGTGGACCCGTCTCGCAGCTTCTCGACCCGCGGCTTGTTCGAGGGTGAGCTTGCGGGCAGCGGCTTTGAGTTCGGCCAGATGGCTGCTCGAGATCCGCTTGCCACCTACCCCTCGCTCTACGGGCCCGCGATGGGTCGGAGCGGCGTGGCATCCCAGGCTGCCCGGGCTGCCGGGATGGGTGGGCCCACGTTTGGCGCACCTCCTCCGGCTCTCGCCCCGGTCACCGAAGAGGACCTCGTGTTTGGTGGAGGCGTGCTCCCTACTCGCGATGAGGAGCTGGAGCGTATGCGCCAAGAGCTGGTTCGGCAGCGAGCTTTCCAAGATCTTCGCGGGGGTATGCAGTAATGGATCGAGATCATGCCCTCCGGCTGGCTGACCGCTACGAGAAGCTGGGGAGGAGCGCAGACGCGGCTGCGCTGCGCGCCAAGGCGGCTGCGATGGGGGCCCCCGCTGCGCCCGCTGCGCCCGCTGCGCCCGCTGCGCCCGCTGCGCCTGCTGCGCCTGCCACTCGCCCCCTGCAGATCGCCCCGCCTGCGCCTGTCGAGGAGGAGGCTGCGGTCGAGTTCATCCCGCCCGAGGAGCAGGACGCAGCCCAGCAGGAGTTCGAGGCCAGGCTGCGCGACGACTACGCGCGCGGCACCATCAGCGCCGAGGCCTTGCAGGAGGGCACCGGCTACACGGTCAGCGACGAAGAGCTGCAGGCCTTGCGCGCGCCCAGTGCGCCCGGCATGGAGGTCGAGCCGCCGCCCCAGCGCGTGCGGATCGTGGTGCCCTACGGCAGCGAGATGGTGCCCGAGGCCCCGGCTCCCGCTGCTGCCGAAGGTCTCTACGAGTCGGGTGTCCCGGTCTACGGCCGCCCGGTTGACGAGCCGCAGATGGCGTCGGAGCTGCGGACGCGGCTGGATCAGATGGAGTCCGATCTCATCCGCCAGTACATCGCCTACGGCTACACCGTAGAGGCGGCCCGCAAGGCGGCGCGCGACGCGTCGACCGAGGTGCTGCAGCGCAGGGTGTCGCCCGAGGGCGAGCCCACGACTCGAGGCGAGGGTGGCCTGGGCTCGATGCTGCCGGTCCCGCCGTTCTTCCGGGAGTCGCGCATCGACTTCCGCAACGACCCCGAGACCTACATCGAGCCGGACGGAACGCGGCGCCCTGCGACCTCGTTCGAGAAGATGACCGAGACCTTCGCTCGCCAGCA